TCAAATGGCCATTTGCGGCGGCGGCACGTAGGGGAAGCCGCGAAAATTGGCCAGATTGTTGAACTTGCTCTGGCACGTGCCGGGTGTGTGATCGCAGCCCTGATAGACCGTGAATGTGTCGCCGGTCGAAGGCGGGCTTTGCAGCGGATAACCGAGCGTAAGCGATGTCGCGGCGATCGCACTATTGATGTTTGCGGTCACGCCGGCGTTGACGCCGGAGGTGAACGTCATCGAGCCCTGCTGGTAGATCAAACTGGCGCCCGACCAATTGATGACCGCAGCAGTCGAACCGGCGCCCACCGTGCCATTGGCGCCGAAGGCGTTTTTGACGAGCGTGCAGCCGGAATCGTACAGCGTGTGCAGGCAGGTCGGCTGATAGAGATTGCGCGGCATGTCGATGTCGAGCAGCACGAGGTCGGAATTGACGGTGAGCTTGGCGCTGGTGCGGCCGATCTGATCGATGGTGCCGAGCCGGCCCTTGAACAGCGTCACGGCGCCGATCGCGGTGCCCCCTACACGATCGGAAAAGAACACGCGGTCGCGCTCGATTTCGCAGCCGTCGAACGCGCCATCGCGCAACGCCTGCAAGAACGGCGCGCCGCCGCTGATCGTGTCGGTCAATCGCGCAGCGACCGTGATTTGCTGCTGATCGACCTCCAGACCGACCGCGGCCTTGTACTTGAGACCGTCGACCAGGATCGAATTCGCCAGAAACGTGTTGCCGCTATAGGTAAACGTCACGTCGACGTTGGTGTAGCAAAGCGTCAATCCGGTACGCAGCGTGAAGATGAAGACATCGGCCATGAACAAGGGCACGTCCGGGCTGGCGCGCGCGCTGTTCAAATAGGCGATGAGCGCGGAGGAAGCCGGCTTCATGGCTTCACGCTGCGAAATTTCATGCTGTCGAGTTTCCACAGGTTCGACATGAATTCCTCGAAATCCATCTGATCCTCGAGGAAGCGGCAGTTGAAGGCGTAGGCAAAATCCGCGGAGACGGTGACGCCGGAGGCGGGTGCAGTGCCGAACGACAAGGTATTCGGCGTCGTAAGCGTATAGCCGCTCGTTTGCCGGACTCCGTTCAGATAAACATTGGACAGCGCCGTCACCCAGCCGACCGGCTCGAGAAAGCCGCCGAGCGATCGTTCCATGGTAAACGTCGTGGTGGCGCCGTCTCCCGTGGCGAAGATTTGACCCGCGACCGAAGCATCGTCCGGATCGGTGTAGAGAAAGGTGCCGAGCTGCCCCTGCAGCTGGAGGAAAAAGCCCATCAGGCTTTGCAGGCCCGATGCGCCCAGGCCGGCGAATGCGCTCGCAGACGAGGTCAAGCCGCTATAGACCGCCTCGAATTCATAAAGCGGATAACTCATCAGCGCGACGCGAACTTCACGGCCGGAAACGTGTGACGCAACGCGGGTCGAAAAGGCCGGCTTCTTGTGCCGCGACCAGGACAGCCCCGGCAGGCTGGGCAACGAAGGCGGAGTGGTCATGATCGAACCGTCCGCAATCGGAGCGATTGCAGCGCATAGAGCTGCGACATGAACTCCTCCACATCCTCGCTATCATCGTCGAAACGGCAGAGAAACGACCAATGGAAATCCGCCGTCACGGCGACACCGGCGGCCGGCGCTGCCGCAAACGTCACCGATGGCGCAAACACCGCGGTGTTCACCGTGTAACCGCCCGATTGCGCCACACCGCTGAGATAGACTGCTGAAACCGTGCCGACATTGGCCGGCGCCAGCGTGTAACCACCGATCGAGGCCGCGAAGGAGAACGTCGTCGTCGTGCCGTCGCCGATGCCAAGCGATTGCGCGGCAACCGGCGAAAGCGTTGGCGGCTCGAAATAAAACGAAGCGCCTTCGCCCTGACTTTGCGCGAAGAAGCCGACGATCTGCTGCAACTCGATATCCGGCGACACCATGCGCAGGGCATTGTAGCTGAGCTCGACCCGCCACCGCGGCGCAGCCATTTTGGCGGCGCGAAGCTCGCGGCCGGAGACATGCAGCGCCGACCCGGTCGAGAATATCGGGGAATATTTGATCGACCAGCCAAGTGTCGGCACCGCCGGGAATGCCGGATACGGTCCCAGCGCCGGCGGATTGTCAGGTATGGCCGGCGCGATGAATGGCCCCTTGCCGTTGAGCCACTGCCCGGCCACCCAGTTGCCGGTATCGCCCCAAGTGCCGGTCAGATTCGGGAATGTCGGAAATGGCCGCGCATCCCAGTTCCAGACCGACATGAACGCGGGTTGGAGCATCAGTACGCCGCTGACTGACATCTCGTTGTTTCCGTCGGTCACCCAATATTCATAGACTGCCTGAAGCGCGAGCAACGCCAGATTATCGTCGCGCCGCGGCCAGTAGCCGCCGGCAGCGCTCTCGCTCGGATCCCAAATCGACCAATATGCGGTCTGGCTTTCGCTGCTCGCCGGATCGAAGAAGACGCTCGGTTGGTTGGTCGAGCGATCGCAGGACGAAAAACCGCATTCGGCAAATGTGATCGACTTCGACTGCGGATTCCATTCCGTATTTGGCCCGTGCGGCGCCCAGCCCTGGCCGTCGCCGTCGTCATAGATCGCCTGATGGCTGTTGTTCCACCACCAACGCAACTGCTTGTTCGCCAGCAGCTCTTGATTTGGATAATACCGATTGCGCGATTGTGTCAGGCGATCGCCTTCGGGCAGCGAAACGCGAAGGTCGGTGCCGTTCGGATCGATCCCGACGCCGAGATTATTGCTGTCGTTGTAGAACCAATTGAAATACTGGCCGCCCTCGATGTTGGCTTTCAGATAGGCCAGGCTATAGATCGACGGCTGTCCGCTTAAGCCCAGCCCATTGAATTGCGCCGGCGACGGCGGCCACGCACCGCTCGGCGCGGGATTGAGCCAATTCTGCGCATCGAGGCCGCCGTCGCCGGTCGTCCAATCGGTGAGCGGAATGTAATTGTCAAAGCAGACGAGATCGATATTGCCGTGCCCGTAAAGCTGATCGAGATGCGGCCATTGGCCGTTCTCGCCCGGATGCTGGTATCCCATCCAATCCGACCAGTCGGCCGAATAACTGACGAGATTGTGCAGGTTCACCGTATCTTTGCTGTAACCCGCGCCGTCGAACACGCTGCGTACATCGTCGGCCAGTTGCATGAGGCCGGCGACGAACGGGTAATCCCACGTCACCCTGCCGTCGCCGCCAGTCGTGCCCGCTTTCGTCCAGCCCGGTCCGCGGATGATTTCGAGGCCGCGAAACTCCGAGCCGAGCAGAAACAGGTCGACGCCGCCTGCGATGACGCACAGGTTGGCGTAGTGCAGGATCATCCGCCGATAGGTGTAGTCGGTGGCGGCGCCCGAATAGCTGACCGTGAGGTTGGTGGCGTCGCGCGTGAACTGCGAGGTTGCCGCCGAACCCAAAAACGAATTGACGGCGGCGGTCGCCGCCGACGAAATATTCACCGCGTAAGCGATGCGGCCGCGCCATGGCAGCCCCGAACTCGTCATCATCACCAGTGGATAGAAAACGACGCGGAAGCCGCGCGCCTTCAGGTCCTGGATGCAGCGCACCACCGATTGATCCGATGGCGTGCCGCCGTAGATGGCCGCGCCGCCGATCGTCGGAATCGGAATGAGCCCGGCGGATGCTTGCGTCAGCGAGGAAACCTGCCAATGATCGGCCACCCATATGCCGCTTACATACTTTTCGAATGTGCCGCCGATGAACGTCGTTGACGGAAAAATCTGACAGGTCGACGCGTCGGTCGTGCCGCCGAACCAGGCGACGACAAGCGCGACAGTCCTGCAACCCGGAAATTGCGCCTGAAGCTGATCGAGCGACACATCGCAATCGGTTTCCGTCCCGCTTGGATTGAAATTGAGATTTTGCAGGACGTAACTCGGCGCGTCGCTACGCTTGCCCCGATAGGGAATGCTGTCGTAAACCCACTCCCCCGTCGCCGGCAGAAGGTTCACGCCGTTGACGTAGCCCATGGCCGGCGATGGTTGCTCAGTGACTGAGCGCGCGCAGCCCAAGATGGGCGCCGCGTTTTACGGCATCGTTGATGGCGCGCAGTATGTGTTTCGAGTTGTCATTGAAAAAGCGCGCGACACTCTGCGAATCGAGCGCCGAGACGTTGATGCTCACAGGTGCGTGGACCTGCGCTCCCAGAGCCGCGCCGGTAAAAGGCCCAGATCCGCGGGCCGCCGGGATGATCGTCTCGCCGGGGTGAATAAGCGCAAGACCTCCCCGCACCACGTAATCCGTCCCGACGTCGAAGATCGCCGCGGCTGCAACCGACGCCTGCGCCGCCGCCGCGGGACCGGCAGCCGCCGGGCCCATGACCGGGGCGAGAAAGGCGAAAACGCCGGCGAAAGTCTGCGCCGCATCGGTCATGATCACTCGCATCGCATTGGCGGCATTGGCGAGAATGCCGGTGCTCGATGCCGTCTGTTCGGCCGCCGCGCGCGCGGCGGCGCCCGTCGTGGTGGCCGTGGTCTGCGCGATTTCGGCCGCCAGCCACTTGACCACCATCCGCTCCACCATCTCGATGAATTTGATCGTCAGATCCTCGAAAATCTTGATCGATGCCTTTTTCCAGGTCGTCGTGCCTTCGAGCAGGCCGCGCAGCTGCGAGTTGAAGGCGCTGGTCAGATTGGAAAGGTAGCCGTTCCACAGCGCCTGCTGGGCGGCGATCGATTGCTCGTCGAGGCGGAGCATGTCGGTCCGGTGTTTCGCTTCCAGAACAGCGATACGACCCAGCAAACGCTTTCGATTGTCCTCGGTCAGACTATCCATGCTCAGCTTTTGTCCGAGCAAGGCGAGCTCGGCCTCATACTCTTTTTGCGTCTCTGCTTCGAGGAGCGCAAATTTCTGGTTCTGGGTGATCTGGAACTGGCTCACTTCGGCATTGAACAGGGTCTTCTTCTCAGCAAGACCCTGCTGCAAAACCTTGATCTCGCTCCCCAGCCCCGCCAGGGCACTCCTGATTTGAGATATTCCGTCGAGTGCATCATCGGTCGAGGCGCCAAACCGAATTTCAACGCTGCTGTCGTTTGACATCGCCATTGCCTCGTTTCGTTATCTGATCGCGCCCGTTGGAAACATGGCCAAGAGTTCATCGTACTTCGACGACGGCTTCGACCTCGGCTTGTAACCGAGATAGAGGGCCACCATGCGCCGCAACGGCGGACAATCCGCCCAGGCGCGATGCAGATCTTCGAGAAAGACAACGTCGATCTGGTCGAGAACCTGGTCGCGGGTCCAGCCCAGTTCGATCACGAGGTCGGCGACGAGCGCTCGCCAATCGACTGTGTCGAAGCGCTCGCCGCCGGCAATTCCCCCGCGGAAATATCGACCTTTCTACCGCCGGCCTGCTCGATGACGACAGGCAGCGCGGCGACCAGCTCGGCGATGGTGATCGGCAGATCGAAAAACTCGTCTCGCGTGAGCCCGGGATGGGCGCGGCGCAACCCGTGCCACAGCACCTCGGCCAGCGGTGATAGCCGCTCACCGGAAAGATTTTCCACGCCGATGCTCGACAGCTTCGGCACGTAATCGGCGATAGCCAGGATTTGCCGCAGCGACAGCGGCGCCACATGAAAGTCGCGGCCGGCGAGCCGCACCGAGCGCGCCGCCGCAAGATCGATGGTGTCGTCACATTCAAGGCTCACGCTGTGGCTCCCTATTCGCTGAGGCTTATAGTGCCGATATTGTTCGAGGCGTCGGCGATGGCCTGGAAATCGAATTCGGCCACGGTGAATTTCTGGCTGGAGAACGGCAGCGACAGCTTTGGCGACACGCAGGCGTTGAGCTTCACCACCAAATCCTTGCTGCTGCCGAAATAGTTGAATGTCTCCTTCAGCGAGATTTCAAACGTCGGTAGTGGGCCCGTGAGCTGGTTGGCAAGGCTGATCTTGTTGCCCGATGAAACGGTGTAGCTGTAGTAGATCAGCACCGCCGCGCCGTTGTCGGCCGAATTGAAGGTATAGACGCCGCTCGACACGCTGTACTGGCCCTGCGCTGGCGAGGATGCGACCGGCGCGAACTGCGCCCCGGTGGAGGCATAGAATACGCCGTAGTCTTCGACAAACGTAGCGCTATTGGCCACCGTAACAGCCGCCGAGGCGACGGTGTCGCTTTCGCCCGTCGTCATTTCGAGCATGCTGTTCGCGGTCAAGGTCTGGCCGAGAAACAGATTATTGATCTGCGTCGCTTGCAGCCGGGCGTATTTGGCCTTGCCGACGATCTTGAACTCGCCGCCGCCGGCTGCGACCGCCATGTTGTATTGGCCGAGCAATGTCTCGATCTTGCGGTCGAAATCGATCGAGACGTCTTGCAGCGTGCCAAGAAGCGCGGGCGGTGTATTGGCGACGTCGGTGCGCTTGCCGATCAGCGTGCCGCTGCCGAAGGCGTATTGGGTCATTTGGCTGGTCTCCTGGTGACTTGCTTTGAATTTTGCGAATTCGCGAATGGCGAATGGCGAATGGCGAGTAGAAAGAGGAAGCATTCTCCCCTATTCGCTACTCGCCATTCGCTATTCGTCTGCTTCGTTACGGAACGAAGATCTGAAACGGAATAGCCGCGACGGCTTTGCCGTCGACATCGCCGGTGTCGATGAACACCGGCCCGAACGGATAACAATGGGCAACCAGCCCGCCGAGCGTCTGTTTGTTGGCGTTGACCGCGTCGGCGCCGCGCGGCGCGACCGCCGCATCGATGGCGTCGAGCAGCGCGTTCATGGCGGTGTCCGGCGTATCTTCCGGGTCCATGCCGGCGGAGAGATAGAGAAACACGTGCGCATTAATGGTGAGTGTCGGCAGGCCTTCGGTTTGCCGGCCGCGCTGTTCGCCGGTCTTGATCATGGTCAGAAACGGCATCTGCGTTTCATTGACCTGATCCCAATGCACGAAGCGCCGGCTGGTCGCGGCAAAATCTGCCGCGCCGGCGACGAGATTGAAGAAGGCGACGGCAATCTGTTCACGCGTGATGGCGGTCATGACAGGGCCTCGAACACGGCGTCTTGCAACCCCTGCCTGATCTCATCGGCCATCTCGGCGAGCGACGAGCGCATGTAGGACCGCTCCGGCATCGTTACCGCCGGCAGGTTCACGCGCGCGGCGAACAGCTGCTTGCCGCCGACCGCAAAGGCGAGCGCTTTGGCTTTGTCGGGCGCGATCTCGTGCGGCGGGATGGTGCCGCCGAATTCGTGGATCGCCGCGTATTTCACGTCGCCATTTATGGCGATTGTTACTGACACGTTCGCCGAAGCGTCGTCCATGGTGGTGACGATCGAGCGGACGAGCGCGCCGCTGCGCGCATTGAGCACGGTGCCGGCAAGCTTTTGCTGGATCTTCGCTTGCAGCTCGGCAGCGAGCGCGTTGGCTTTTCTCGACAACGCATTCCTCACGCGGCCGGGCACCGCGGCGAGCGTCGCGGAGTAGCCATCGCGTAGCGAGAGCTCCAGCATCAGACCCCCACCACGCTGCGATAAGGATCAAGCGATGCGCGAACAAAATCTGGCATGTCCTTGAGGCTGTAAGACGCCGTTTGCTGACCCTGAATGGTTTGCGCGCTCTGCCCGACCCGAGTGCGGTAGCGATAGCGCTCGGCGACCCATTCGATGCAGGCATTGTTGATCGCGGCCGGAATGTAGCCGTAGGAAATGAGCACGCTCGCGCCGGAATCCGCCGCCGCGAAAGTGTAGACGCCGCTCGACACGGCATATTGACCGGCGCCTGGACTGCTTGCCACCGTGGCAATCGGAGTACCGTTGGTGTAAGTGACACCGGAATCGCCCGCCCAGGGGCCGAACGGCGCGGCGGCGGTTACGGTGTAGGGACCCGGCGCGTGCGGCACGTTCGCGCTTTCGTTGCTGACGGCGTAGCCGGCGCTATAGCTGACGCAAACATTCTGCCGGCCTTTGCAAAAAATCGTGCTGAACACATCGAGCGATTGCGGCCGGCCCGGCGGCAAGCCGTCCCAGCTTTCGAGCAGATAGCCCTTGGTGTACGGCGCCCCGGCGGCCGGCGGCGCCGCCGCGGCCACCGTCACATTGTCGATCGTAAGCGACGTCACTTGCAGCGCCGGGTAGCGCCGCAGAAAAATCCGCGCCCTGCCCTCGCCATCGAGCCGATCGGTGAACTGCCGCGGCGTGAGCGACGGCCGGCCGAGATAGGCGGTGATGGCGCCGCTGACATCGGTGATGAGCCGCGCGATCAGCGCATCGTCGGACGAGCCGATGCCGCTCGATCCTGACAGCCAGGTCTTCACGTCGGCGAGCGCAGCCAGATCGGACGCAGCCATTTTTGTATTCTCCGCTCAGGTCTTCTTCGACGGCGCTTTGCTACGCCGCGGCGCGCTCAAGGTGCTTGCCTTTTCAGGTGCCTCGACTTCGACAAAACCAAAACACTCGACCAGCAGCGCGCCGATCTCGGCCTCAACTTCGTAAAGTCCGTTGCGCGTCCCGAGCATGACACCCGCGACGCATGGATTGCCGACGCCTTGCGGCGCTTTGAGCTTCATGGAGAGCCTCCGATTTGCGGGCGAGATACCCGATGGCGTGGTGGATTTTCTTAGCTGACGCCGGGACGCCTTGCTCGTCGGTGCGTTGCTTGATCTCTGAGATGCGTTCCGATGGGCGCGCTTTATGGGCTAGCGCAAATGCAACTATTCGTATTACTATCCCTCAATTGCAATCACTTTTAGGGGTGTCACTCCATGTCGTTTAAGCGACGCATCAAAATAATCCGCGAGATTGAAAAGCTTCGCGATTCAAAAGTCATTTGTTATCTGACAAGCGTTAGGCAAGGAGTGAACGTGCAGATGGCGGAAGACGCGGTTCGCATTTTCTTTGATCATCTACTACTTCTGCCCAAAAAGCCAATTAAGCGCCTGGACATCTTCTTATGCAGCAATGGCGGAAGCGGGACTGTGCCATGGCGGCTGGTTTCCCTTTTTCGTGAATACGCGGAGCATTTCGGCGTTTTGCTTCCCTATCGCGCTTATAGCGCCGCGACGATGGTGGCGCTTGGGGCCGATGAAATCGTAATGCATCCCTTTGCTGAAATGGGGCCAATCGATCCAACAGTCACAAACGACTATAATCCGATCGACCCACAGACTCATCAGAAGATCGGAATTAGCGTCGAGGATGTGAAGGCATATGTCAGTTTCGTGAAAAATACGGTTGGAATTCAACACGAGGAGGAGCTTGTTCGCACAATCGAAATTCTCGCACAAAAAGTGCACCCGCTGGCTCTTGGAAACGTGGAGCGCTTTCTTTCACAAAGCAGATTGATCGCACGCAAGATTTTGCTCACCCACATGAGTGACGAAACAGCCAAACATAAAATCGATGAAATCATCGAGAACCTTGCTTCGAAGTTATATTTTCACGGCCACCCGATTAATCGACGTGAGGCTCGAATCGAACTCGGTTTGAAAGTCGCGAAAGAACCTGAGTCAAAACTCGAAGCCGCACTGTGGAAGCTGTATTTAGATTTCGAGGAAGATCTGAAAAATAGGATCGTTTTTGATCCGGTATCAGAGCTATGGAAGAATGTACCCGCCAACCCAGCAGCTGCGCTGGGCGCCGTTCCTTTGGTACCGACGGTACCAATTGGGACTGCTACTGAAATGGAAATAAATTCGGCATTTGTGGAGTGTGCTGATCTATCAAGCAAGCACTCTGTTCGTCGGCGTTTCGTCGTGGTCGGCCAAGGCCCATCCCACGAGCCGATTATTCGTCAAGAGGTCCTGGCGCAAGGGTGGGATCAGGAATCGGCTCCAGCGCCGGCTCCAAAGAAATAAACGAGCCTTTAATATCGACAGGCAATTCGTTTGCTTTCCCCGACCGAAAACGAGGAGATACAATCGTCCCATCAATTTCTGCAGGGTGAGACCGCGAGTGTCCGTTTTCAGAAACGGGAATCTGAACGGATACAACGAACTTCGCGCGCACCATCTTGCTGGACGGGGCGCGCTGGAATTCGTTGAGTTTCGCTGTAGAGTCCATATTGCTCATATGCATAGCGTTGCAGATCATTCCGCCTGAATACGGTACACACTAGGTTAATATGTTTGCTCAGGGCCGAAAATAGAAAAATTGGCGTTACAAAACAATTGGTTGGCATGGTAAATTTGGCTCGATCGGCTGTTTATCATTACTTTGCGCCATGCGCCATCTTTGTTTTCCGCCTCGGTCGCTTGGGGCTATTGGCATGTTTTGCTCTGGGCTTACCACGCTTCATTTCGGATTCACGCTTGGGCGGCGTGTTGAAAGCCGTTCGGAGAGCCGCTTCGACGCGGCGTTGCGCTTCTCGGTCGCTGAATTGCTCGGGTTGCCCCCGCCTTTCGACGCTTTGAGCTTCGTGGAAAACCTCGTGATTTCTGGCGGCCTCAGTCGTCCTTGCCGGGCGTGACCCTGCAAATCTATTGGGCGGCGAGGCAGCATGGATGCGCGGGTCAAGGCCCGCGCATGACGAGTTTTGGCTCGGGACAACTGACCGAGTGCGAAGAGCACTACCCCGCCGCAATGTTGGCGATCACCGCCATGGACGGCGGGAAGTAGTTTTGCAGCACCTCGTCGGCATAGACGCCGCACTCGTAGCGGCGCGCGCGCGGCGGCCACTCGATCTGGTAGTAGTCCTGGCGGGTGCGGATCTGCATGACATTGCCGACATTCGACAGCGCATAGGGCAAGGTGCGCGAGGTCATCAGCACGGTGCCCGCCGGCATGTTGGGATGCACCCGGATGTCGATCGTCTTCGGGCCGGCCATGGAGAACTTGTTGAGATAGGTGCGCACCATGATGCCGCCGCCGAGCGCGCCCTGGTCGCTCTCGAACACGAAGCGCTGCGCGGCGTTGGCGTTGCCGGCCAGGATTTTCTTCGACAGATCATTGGCGACCTGCGAGCCGACCCACATGGTGTCGGGCGACAGCCGGTAATTATCCCAGCGGTTCTTCAGCGCCGCGTCGATCTCGACCACGCCGCCGGCGCTGTCGCCGGTCAGCGTCGAGCCGGTGCCGGCGGTGCCGGTCGCGAGATATGAGATGTAGGCGTTGGACCCCGACTTGAACGCCTGATACAGCAGGCCGTCGAAGACGAGCGCGTTGGTCGAGTTGTCGCCGGAGCCCAGCGAGGCCGCCGTCTGCGTGCCGGCCGCGTTGGCCGTGATGACCAGCGAATTGATGGTGGTGATGGCGCCGAGCACTTCCGAGCCGGCCGCGCCCCAGAACCAGGCATAGCCCATGGCGCCGGTGACCGGCGCAACCGTCGCCGCGATCGAGCCGGTAGTGCCGGACGAGATCGACGCGGTGGCGTTCGCCGACTTGCCGGCCGCGCCGCCGCCGAACGTGTCGGACGAACTGTCGGCGTTGCTGCGCGTGATCGCGCCCTGGATGCCGGCTGAGACGCTGCCGTTGACGATGGCGTCGAGCGTGAGCGCGACACAGATCACGCTATAGGGGCCGGCCGCGGCGGTGAGGCTGCCGCCGGACGTCGAAGGCGCCAGCGACGGCGTCGGCGTGGTGCCGAGCGGCACCGACGTGTTGCCGCCGAGAATGAGCAGCTCCTCGCCGAGCATGCAGGCTTCGAGCCCGATCTTGGCGCCGATCGCCTTGACGTCGTCAAAGCCCATGCCGGCATATTGCGCCTCGAAATCGACCGAAGTCTCGATGCCGATGCCCTTGTAGGCGGCGCTGTAGTCCTGGGTCGCGACCGCCTGCACGCCGCCGCGGTTGCCGCCGGAGACGCCGATGCGCAGCCCCGTGGTGTTGACGCCGGTCACCGCGCGCCAGTTGGCCTGGATGCCGCCCTTGCCGGACACGCGCGGAATCTCGTTGCGCAGCGGCGTGAGCAGCGGATAGACGAATTTCGCGCCGGTTTCGAGGTCGTAATAGGTGAGACCCGACGTCGGCGAACTCGATTGCGAAAACGTGCTTTTGGCGAGCGGATCGCCGGGCAGCGGATTGGCGTGCGCCTTCTCGATCTCCTTGAGAAAGCTGCCGGCGCTGGTCAGCGCGGCGTCGTAATCTTGCACGGTGCGCGGCAGCGCGGACTTGGCAAGCATGTGCTGCAGATTGGGCTGATACATGGTGTCGTTCCCGTTGTTGGTTGGTGGGTTTGAAAATTTTTCACCGGTCATTCCGGGGCCGAGCCAACGGGTCCGGCCCGAAGTGGCCGGCCCGATGACAGGCTCCGCGAGGAGCCGGAATCCATAACC